CTTGGTCAACTTGGAAAGACTATGGAAGCAAAGAGGCGGCAAATGTTTTTTTTCAAAAAACGCGTGACGAAGCCGAGGCGCAAGGGCTTACTTTTTTCTGTTATGATGCGGCATGACTCCAAGCCCTACGAAGTCCCGGCGCAGTTTTTACTATTTTCAAGGGGGAAGTGCCGCTGCTCACAAATATCTGCTCTTTCAATTCCGAAGGCAGGGACATGGCGTTTAGACTTGCCATTGAAACTATGCAGCAATACCCGTTAACCGCCAATGCAAAACAAATCCCGGAGCCTTCGATTGATACGTTCCTGATAACCATTCCGATCATTCCGCTGGCAACTCCGCAGGAAATGATGACAGCAGGAGAAATCGAACTGTATTTGTACTGGGCGATTTATGAGCGGAACCATCGCGGAACGCCGGTGGAACGGCGCGGAACTATGGCGGAAAGCAGGTGGAAGTCCGGCGGAAAATTGTGGAAGTTAGTGGAAAGCCGGCGGAAGATTGTGGAACGTAGGCGGAACCGAGCGGAAAGCAGGTGGAACGGAAGTGGAACGCTGCGGAAACGATATGGAACTGAAGTGGAAAATTTAGGAACGAAAAGGAAGCAAAATCCCCCTGTCACACACGCGGCAGGGGGATTTCTTATGTCACAAGTATGCACATCATCCGCAACGTGCATACTTTTTCCGGTTTTCTATACATCACCTTTTCAGGAACGCCCACAGAGCCGACACCAGCGCGGCGGCAAGTATCGCCACGGACACGAACGAAATCCAGGCGGCAACGGACGCGATCGGGTGCCGGGCAATTCGTTCCGCGTTCAGGATTGGGAACATCCAGATCGCAACCTGTCCGGCCAGGCATTTCGCACAATACCCAAGAGGGTAGGCCAGCCAGGGCCGGGTGCGTTCAAGTTCGTCGAGCCACAGACCATATCGGGCGAAGATCATTTTCGGCGCGGTAAGCATTTCGGCGAACACGACGGCAAAGGCGGCGATTTGGAGGGCTGAAATGAAATCGGGAGTGGTCAGCATTATCCGTGTGGTTTGTCAGCGCAATGGCTGTTTCTGATACGTTTGTGAGAGATTTAGAGCGGCAGGGCATAGTCAACAGTTTGAATTGGTTTTCAAAATATTCACCACCGGACACGACGTCGACAGCGCGAACGAAACGAGGAAGTCAAAAGCGAAGTAATCGAACGGCGGCATAAGAAACTGCGTTTCGGCTTCGTCGTAGGTCCATCGGGCAAAAATCGCCGGGGACTTCGGGACTTCTTGCAGGGGAGAAACCCGGAGGTTGCTTATCGGCGCCGCATCGGCGAATCGGTACCCGGAAAGAGCAGACACCATCGCAACGGCCGCAGTTGGGACAACGCCGGATGGCTCAATCTTCAGCGTATTGAACCAAGCAACGAGCCGGAAAGTCGATGCAAAAAGGAAGCCGCGCCCGCCCGATACTTCCCCCCGGTTGCTGTTACCAATGCAATCGAAATAGGTAATCACGCTGCGGGAGGAATCCGGAACAAGCAGCAGGTTTCGTGTGTGATCGTCCGGGTCGATGCAGGCCGGAAGCGTTTTTTCCACTTCGCCGACGCGCAACCGCTGCTCCCGGACAAGTCCGCCAGCCAGATCAATCCAACCGAGATCAACCAGGGGGCGGCGCAATTCATTGGCAACTACTTCTATCATTTTTATTTGGGCTTGTTCCTGCGCTGAACTTCGCGAAGGAGGGTGAAGAATTCAAATATGTCGAGCGCCGTAATTTCGGAGTATCCGATTCCAGTAGTGGCCACGCTTATTTTTAGGCAGACCCATGCGGCAGCGACTTCACCGGTAAGGTCCAGCACTGGCCGTTCTACTCGATCTCGCTTCTTTCCGTTTCCAGAGAAATATTCAGGGAATCGGTATCGAAGGCGGTCGTAAAGCGCCTGAATAAAAGCTTCGCAGATGCCAAAAAAAAAGCGATGTCAACACCGGACCAGTCCGCCACCTTTTCTGCTGCGTCGGCTTCGTTCCAGGTAGCCTGGTCCTCGCTTTCCTCGCAGATAAACAGGGTGCAGATGAGCAGCAGCGGGTGTGGCTGCTTGTTTTCAATTCGGGACACTCCGTTGGAAAGGTTGTACAACTTCACGGCGGCATCGGCCGGCTTCGCCTTGTTCAGCAGGTCGTATGTGTCCGAAACCTCCCTTTTGAAGGCCGAAAGACTTACGGAATATTCCATTTCGATTTGCAGGCGCTCGAATACCTCAAAGCGGGCAGTGGACAGGGTGGGGTAGATAATGTACTTTTTCCCGCTTGGCGAGACGAACGAGTTTGCGGAAAAATCAGGCGATACTACTTTCATTTTCTGGATTTTCAATTAATCGGCACTTTTTTTGACGACTTGGCAAAAGTAATCGTTTTTTTGTGTCGCAAATGAAATGCCAGTGAGTGACAAAGGGACTTTCAGGCTATCCGAACCGCAACAGTACATCCTCACCAGTGCTCAGGAAATCAACCTTTTCCTCGCCGGTATCGGAAGCGGAAAGACCCACCTGGGCGGATTGGTGAGCGCGTTCTACATTCAGAACTTCCAGAATGCCAGCGGATTCATCGGGGCGAATACACACGGACAGTTGAACACGTCCACGATGGCGCAAATTCGGAAGGTGTGGAAAGGATTGGGCCTACTGGAAGAGCGGGACTATGTGATCGGAAAGGCGCCGCCGAAGGGATTCAACAAGGACCGGCACAACTTCAAGAGCTACGACGGGATTTGCAGTTGGAAAAACGGGGCGATAGTTTTCCTGGGGTCCCTGGAGAACGCGAAGATTCACGACGGGAAAGAATTCACATGGGCGATACTGGACGAAACGAAAGATACCCGGGAACTGGACGTGAAAGAGGTGGTGCTGGGCCGGATGCGGCAAAGGGTTTTCGGATTCGACGAAGCGGGGCGGTTGGTGCTGAAACCGGAGGGAGGATTTAACCCGCTTTACATCCTGACAAGCCCTGCAAAAGTCCAGTGGCTTAATGAGTGGTTTGGCCTTGACGAAGACCGAGCGGAAATCGAAAGCGTGATCTACTCAAAGACCGAGTTTTTCACCAAGGAAAAGAACGGGAAGTGTGTGGCGGTTTCAAGTACGTACCACAACGAGGCGAATCTGCCGCCGGGATATATCCAGCGAATTCTGGACAACAACACGGAGGAAAGAGGCAAGGCCCTGATATACGGAAACCCATTTACCAAGACCGGCGGCGAGTTTTACAGCAGTTTTTCGGCGATTCGGCACGTCGGGCGGGTGGATTTCAAGCCGGAACTTCCGGTACATGTAACCTTTGACCAAAACGTAGTGCCGTACATAACCGCTGGGCTTTGGCAGGTCGACACAGAAAACGGGCAGTACAACCTTCGGAAGTTCGACGAGTTCTGCCTGCCGAACCCGAACAACACGACGGAAAGGTTGTGCCAAGCGATAGCGGCGAAGTATGGCGACGGGATGAAAACGATTTTCTACTATGGGGATGCAAGCGGGCACAAGAGCGATACACGGGCGAATGTGACGGACTATGAAATAGCGCAACGGGAGTTGCGGAAGTGGCTGAACAACGGAAGCGACCGGACAGAACACAGGAACCCGCCGGTCATCAAGCGCCGGGACTTCATCAACAACATCTTCGACGGTCGCACACGGTGGGCAATCCTGATAGACGAAAAGTGCAAGCATACGGTCGCAGACTTCACCTATCTGAAGCAAGACCCGAACGGGAAAAAATGGAAGGAGATAACGAAGGACGAAGTGAGCGGCCAGAAGTTCGAGAAGTACGGCCACACCAGCGACGCAGACGACTACTTTTTCTGCAAGATCGCCGAAAGCGATTTCGATAGGTTTTGCAGCCAATAGCCAACAGGGTAAAAAACAAACACATGACACAACAGCAGGCATTGGTGCGACTGATCGAAGTCGTGAAAGGCAAAAGACACAAAAACTACGACCGGACGGTCGCGCTTGCTGCCTTGTACCGGAAACTTTATACCGGTGACGGAATAGATGACCTGTTGCAAAGGTTTGTTGCGCGGGAATCGGATGCTGCATTTGCACAGCGAAAGGCGCTCACCGTCCACGTTGTACCGACCACGGCAAAGAACATAATGGACGTGTTTAACAAGGTTCCGAGGTCGAACTACCAAAGGATTTTAAAGCACGAAACAGAATCAAAGCCTACCGTCGAACTCGACAGTAGGCTTCGGAATTTCTGGGGAATGCGTTCCCTGGACGCCTATGTCCAAACAAGGTGGATCGAAATGAACGCGACGGATCCAAATGCTTTCTTGGTAGTCGAGTTCGACGAATTCGACTACCGAACCGAACGGGCGGCGCCGTATCCTTTCGAGGTCTCGAGCGTGCAGGCGGTGGATTATTCCTATCAAAACGCTGTGCTGAAACACCTGATCGTGAAGACACAAATCGCGCTTCCAACAAAGGACAAGCCGGACGGCACCGGCGATAAATACACCGTCTACCTGGAAAACGAAACGATGGTTCTTGTGGAAATCCCGAAAGACATTGTTCCGTTCGGGCTGCTCGAAAAGGAGGGCGGTTTTCAGTTGTATGCAGATGGACTATACCTGTGCGAAAAAAAGCGGTGGTACAGACTTTCGATAGCCATACCGCACAACGCAGGCCGGGTTCCGGCCAGGCAGGTGGGCTACACCCGCGACCCTTGGACGGACGGGCAAACGTATGTAGCGCCTTACGACAAGGCTGTTCCCTTACTCATGAAGTCAATCAAGGTCAACTCCGAACTCGACATAACCATGTCGCAACAGGTGTTCCCGCATCGTCTTCAATACATGCCGAAATGTGGCGTGCAGGATTGCCACGATGGGTACATGCCGAACGGCCAGCAGTGCGGCACTTGCAAGGGCACCGGACATGCCTCAATCACGTCGGCACAGGACGTGATCTACATCAAGATGCCGAAAAACCCTACCGAAATAATCGACCTTGAAAAACTGCTGGCTTTCAAAGGCCCGCCGATGGAGGTCGTACAGTTTCAGGCCGAATACACCGAAAGCCTGACCGCCACGGCCAAGGCGGTGGTTTTTAACTCCGAATCCTTCACGCGCCAACAAATCCAGGACACCGCCACGGGCAAGATGCTCGACCGCGACAACGTGCAGGACACTCTTTACACTTGTGCGCAGGGGTTCGCCGAAACATGGAAGTTCCTTGTGGACCTGACTGCCATTTTCACGGGGCTGGATAAGGGGCTGACGGCAAAACTGGTGTTCAGCAAGGATTTCAAGTTGAAAGGCATTACCGAACTGGTGGCCGACCTCGAAGCCGCCAAGCGCAGCGAGGCCGGGCCGGCAGTTATCCAAAACATACAAGAGCAAATCGCCCGGATCATGTACGCGGATGCGCCGGATATGTACCGGAAGTGGGAAGCACAGGAACGATTCAACCCGTTCAGCGGAATGTCGGAAACGGCGGTTTCGCTGGCGCTTTCAGACCCGGCGGTTCCGGCCCGGTACAAGGTTCGGGATCTGATGCTTGGGGTGATATTCTCCGAAATCGAGGCGGAAAGTCCAGGATTCTACAAGATGCCGGGCGAGATGCAAGGGAGAATTATAGATCAGAAAGTACAGGCATACATGGCGGAAGGAAGCACGGCGAAACCAGTTTTCGCGGCAAACTGATGACCGATGACGACGAAAGAGGTACTGAAATACATCGAGCAGTGGTCGGAAAGATTCGAGGCCCGGATTTCCGAACTGGTCGAAGCGCTGGACAAAAGAGTCCAGACCATGCAATACGGACTGCGGCGGCGCCTGCTGGAGGCGATTTTCGGAATGTTCGAGATGGACGGCGCGAATCTGAAAAAGAGCGCGAAAAACATACAGGCTGTGCGCAAGTTGGAGAGGATTTTCGACGGGTTGGAGCGCGACATTATCCGGGACGAATTGGCGCTTTTCGCGGCGGAACTACTGGAAGTCGGGGGCTTGACAATCGAATACTACCAAGCGACGAATCCGGCAGCAAAGGCCGCAGCGGTAAAAAACTCGCTCGACCTGCTCCGGGCCGTGATCGGGGTTGACAAGGAAGGCGGGCTACTGGAAGGCGGGTACCTGGACCGGCTGGGAAAGACCGCCGAAGTACGCGAAACCATCCGGCAGTATGTAGTGCAAAGCATAGTCGGGAAAAGGAGCCTGTCGCAATTTCAGAACGGGTTGCGGTCGCTGGTGGAAGGGAACGCAGAAACAGACGGGGCGATGCAGCGCTATTGGAGGCAATACGCTTACGACACTTTCAATCAGGCGCACGAGGTGGTGAATTCGAGCATGGCCGACGAACTTGAATTGCAGCACTTCATATACCAGGGCAGCGTGATACCAAACACCCGGGCATTCTGCAGAAAGAAAGCGGGAAAGGTTTTCACCAGGGCGGAGGCGCTGAAATGGAAAAACGACCCGGATTTGATCGACAAAAAAACGGCGGCGACTTATAACCCTTTCCTCGAAAGGGGCCGATACAACTGCCGGCATTGGCTTAACTGGATTTCAAAGGACGTGGCTGAAACGCTACGGCCAGAACTGAAAAAATGAAAATAAGCACATCTCGAATCGAATTCAAAGCCCTGCTGATCTGGCAAGGCATGGCAACGAACAGGCACCTTGTTGCAATCAACAAGTTGGTGTTCTGGTGGTACTACCGCCGCATCCCGGAGTTTTACCGGCAATGGACAATACTTGCATCTATTCGGGTTTTCGCCGGAGGTTACAGTCAGATCGAACGGGAATGGCAAAGCGAGGCAAGGCGGGCTGACAGATATTTCAACCAAGTGGTTCAACTTGAAAGGGGCAAAGCATGATACAGCAATTCACGATTTCCGAACTGCCCGCCGAGGCGCCCATGTCGATCTACGCCGGTGACGACGTGGAAATCCCTTTCGTGCTCGAAGAGGGAGAGGCGCCGAACTACACCCCGATCAATATCACCGGGTTTGTGTTCACGCTGCGGATTGAGAAAACCCGTGACAGTTCGGACCCGCTGGTACTTACCACCACGGGCGGCGGCATCCCGATTACCAACGGCGCTGGCGGGGCCGGGAAGATCGTATTCACCAGCACACAATCTGCCGCGCTGGATGTATCCGAACCGCTGCGTTATGAATTCTCCTATGTCGACACCAGCAACAAGAAGAAAACCCTGAATATCGGACCGTTCAAAGCCGTCAAACGCAGAGCATCGTGACAATCCGCCTGACATTGATCCAGCCCACCTACCGCATTTCGCTCGAACAACGCGAACTGCGGTTTTCCTTTCCGAGGTCTATACCTCCAGTTGACCTGCCGACCGACGGGTCTGTCGGGGATGTGCTGACATGGAACGGGTCGGTTTGGGAGGCGGGGGCGCCGGGGTCGGCTGCAAATCTGGAAGTCTGGCCGGCGGGCGAAAACCTGAGCGCTGGCAGGGTGGTAATTATTGATGCGGGAGAGGCTTGGTACTTCCAGCCTGGAACTACGGGGCACAATAACCGAGCCTATGGTATCACCAAAACCAGCGCTACAACCGGAAACAATGTGACCGTCCAGACTGGAGGCACTATTTCAGATTCAAGTTTTTCGACATTCAGTGATGAGGCACTTTATGTTGGCGATGACGGAGAACTACAAACCACATGGCCGGCATCCGGAATTATCCAAAAGGCTGGTGTTGCGGTAGGTGACGATAAAGTGAAAATTGATTTTTCAGTTCAAATAAAACAAGCATAAATCAAACACAATGGCAACTAAAAAGTATCTGATTGTAAATCCAAGCGCAGGCTCTCCGTTCACGCAGGAAAGCACTATTGACACAAGCGCAGGCTCTGGCGACTCTGGCAAAATTCCATCTCTGGATGGCAATGGAAAACTCGACCTATCTTTCATGCCGTCCGGGGTTGGTGGTGACACTCGCACGGTAACGGCTGGCGAAACACTTGCTGCTGGAGACCTTATCTACCTTAATTCCACGCCTGAAGCCCTTAAGGCTGATGCCAACAGCGATGCTAAGGCCGCTATTGGGTTTGTTCAGTCAGGGATCACCGCAGCCGCTACGGGAACTGCATATTTCGGCTCTGGAATGATTACAGGTCTTTCGAGCCTTACGCCAGGAGCAAAGTATTACCTATCCGCAACCACTCCGGGCGGCATAACCGCTACGAAGCCATCCGGCGCTGGCGACATCATACAGCAGATCGGCGTTGCAGTTTCGACAACCGAACTGTATTTCGAGCCACAAGACGCAATCCTACTCATCTGATGGCGCAGGCTCCCGCTCTTATACTTGGAGGCAATACTGGCTTTCGGCAAATGCCAGCATCCGACACATTCCCGGCGGTTAACATCCCGGGGGCGGCTGTAATATCCGCGACCGTATCGAGCGACCAGAACGATTTTGCCCCCACGGGATGGGCCGATGCGGATATAGTGCGGATAACTTTCGATAGTGGCATTCGATCTATAACCGGCCTTACAGCATGGACGAATGGAAAGACCAAAACGCTCCTGAATGTGACGAATCATCCGGCATACGTGCCGATAGAGCACCCGGATTCCTCGTCCGGGAATCAGGTTCTTGGGGAGGGGGATTGGCTGATCGAACCTTTCGGGTGTATGGTTGTGATGTACGATAGCACAAGTAGCAAGGTTCGAGTCCTTAGCAACTCGTTCAATGCAGCCGATATGGGGGTTAGAGGAAAGGGCGTGTACTGGCGCGCAAGCCCTGGCTCTACGAACCAGAGTGATCACCCATCGCTCGGGCTGGCGACGGCTGGAACGGGGGCGAGCAATCAGAACGATGTGCCGACTACTGCGCTTCCGGCTGCGTGGGGTCTGGTTGCTGGAACTACATCAACAGGTGTATCACAATTGCACCTCATAAAGAATGCACTGGCGACAACAGCCTTCGGGGCTGCACACCTGTGTGCATGGGCTTACATATACATACCTACACTGAGCACGTCGGCGCAGCGGTTTATGACGCAACTATCAATCACCGCTAGCGCAAATGGCACCACGCTGGCGGTGAATAACTCTGTTGGCATCCGACACAACGATAACACGAACAGCGGAAAGTGGCAGGTCTACACGAGGGACAATGCAGGATCGGAGAGCACGGCGGATAGCGGAATAACAGTTGTTGCCGGAACGCTGTATGCGCTTCGCATATGGGTGAACAAGGCCAGGACAGAGGCCAGATACTTCATAACTGACGGGACAAACTCATACTCGGGCCGACTCACGGGAACTATGCCGAACGGAGTAACCTGCGGCGCTCGGATAGGGATGTTCAAAAGCGTGGGAACGACCAGCAGAACCCTGAACGTGGCCGACTTCGGCCATTTCGCAATCTACTGAGCATGGGACAGATCACAGCCACAAACGGTACCATTTCGCGAACATTCACCTGCGCACAGTACGCGCTTATGAATAGCGCGTTGCCGTCGGGCTGGACCATTACGGAAAACACCTGCGGCGTATACCTCGGACAGTTGCGAAGCCCTTACGCATCCTTCGGGCTGGAGGTGGACGGGACGCGGTTGCCAGGTAACTGGTACACATACAAGGGAACGATCTCTTCCAACAGGGTTACAATACCGACTTCAGTTTTCACACTACCCGGAAAACCCGACAACGTGGCGGTGATAGTCCGCCGACAGATGTACAATCCCGATGTCCCTGGAGACACGCGGGATTTTGCCGTAAATAACATAGACAACTCAATCGACTTCAATCCGGCGCTCAGTCTGAACGGACAGATCGCCTACATACGAGTGTTCAAATGACGAAAAGAATAGGGATTTTAATTTTGGGCCTCACACTTGCCTCTGGAATAGTCCGGGGGCAGTGTGATCCAGACGGGGTTTGGCTCGAACGACAAGCCTACACGTCGTCGAACAGCGTCCTGATCGGGCAGACCGGCTGCGTGAAGGGCGGGGTAGTGGTCTCGCCCTTGCAGGTATCGAACGACACGATACGCCTGATCGGTGGCGGAACGGTTGGATATGTGCTCACATGGAATGGTACGGCATGGGTACCGGCTGCAACCGACCGGCAAACGATTTCGGCGGGAGACGGATCGGGCAGCGACAAAACGATCAATCTCTCGGACGGCGGCAGCGCCGTGGTGCTTCGCCCTGGATCGAATGTCACAATGTCGAGAACAGGGGACACCATCACCGTTGCCGCAACACCTGGCGCGGGCGTTACGGACCTGACATTTTCCGGATCGTCATCACCCGTAACGCTCAATAGTAGCAGCGGTACAGACGTAACACTTACAGCCGGAACAGGGGTAAGTCTTTCTGCAACCTCGACAAATACCACGATTACCAACACGGCACCGGATCAGACGGTTTCGATCACAGGAGGCGGCATCAACAACGTGACCGGAACCTATCCGAATTTTACGGTTACGGGAACGGAGGTAGACGGTAGCATAACCAACGAAAACCTTACGATAAGCGACGGGACGGACAGCGAAAATTTGGGCGGTCAAACCCTGAATGTCGTGGCTACCGGAATCGCAACAGTGGATTACATTCCGGGAACAAATACGCTTTCGA